CTAAGCGTTGGCGCTGTATAGCGTCCCCACAGAGACTCGTGGAACACACTATCGTTATTACAACGGCACAGCGTGCAACCTTACTGGACTTCTATGAGGATGATCTGTCAAATGGAACGTTGCCGTTTGACTGGGTGCATCCTATCGATGGTGGAAGTGCAGTCACCTGGCAGTTTCGTGAGCCGCCACAGTTCCAGCTCATTTCAGGATCGCATTTTACGGCCAATCTGAAACTTCGCAAAATGCCTTAGCTCTAGCTTTAGGGTAGGTGGAGTAGCATGCCTCGTACATTGTCCTCAGCATATTGGAGCGGGAGTACCTTATCAGTCTCCGATGAGGACTTTCTTGTACTTCTGCGGATTACCCATCCATCGGTCAAACCTGTCTTTGTAGTGAACGATGTGGTAGATGTGACTTCCAACGGAGTGCTGCATACAGGCTTCCCATTCGAATTGGTGCTTCCTCAGGAGGATGACAATATCCCTCAAGGGAAGATCCGTATCCAGAACGTCGATAGACGTTTGGGTATCACCTTGCACAAGCTGCAAACTCCTCCATGGATGCGATTCCAAGTAGTGCTCCGATCAGCTCCTAACTCTGTCCAATTGCAGTACGATTTTTTGCGGCTTACCAATGTGTCAGTAGATGCCATCGCAGTTGAGGGCACCATTGGGATTACCGACTTTAGCTCCATTCCGTGGCCTAGGGCGCGTGGGACCAAGAGAGTCCTGCCTGGATTATTCAAGGTGCCTGGAGGCTAAGTAAGCGCGGAAGTAGAGGTACCAAAGGTTGACCCCTAGGCAAGAAGACCCCCATGTTTCCCCCATCCAATAGCCTGTTGGGCCTGAGTCTGAGCCTGAGCCCCAGAATCATTGAGAAGTACATGTCCATCCCATTCCTGAATGGAGGACGTGATGAGCGTGGAGTTGATTGCTGGGGTTTAGTCTATCTGGTATACCTTCAGGAGCTAGGGATTACTCTACCTACATACGGAGCAATTTCTGCAACTGAGCTGCTAGCCATCCAGCGCCAGGTAGAAACAGATAAACAAAACGAAATCTGGGTTCCCATAGGGGACAGAGCGGAGAGACCCTTTGACATTGTGGTTATGACTGGAACCTTAAGGCCGCAAGGTGGGGGGCATCTTAGAAGCGCATTAGTGCATATGGGACTGGTAACCAAGTCCCGACACGTATTACACACAGAAGAGGGAGTAGGAGTCCAGCATATTCCTTTTAAAGGAGCGGGGGCTCCAGCAGCTATCAAAGCGCGTGTAAGAGAGATCTACCGACATGTCACTCATTCCGGCTGAAGAGCTTCACTGTGGGATTCCTGTTGCATTTGCACGGAAGCCATTCGGCGGTGATGTGTATAGGGGGGTAGCAGCTGAGGGTCAATCTCTACTTGAGATTGTTGAGAGTACTCCAGGACTTGATGACAGATTCAAGGAGTTTGGTGAGATCGCCATTAATGGCGACTTTGTGCCAAGACAATATTGGCATGTAGTTCGCCCAAAGGCCTACAGCGAAGGCCGACCTGTAGTTGTAACTCTACACCTTGCACCTTTTGGCGGCGGTAGCCGGGGTGGTAGTGGTGGGCGGAGTGGTGGCAAGTCTATCATCACAATCATTGCGGCCATTGCCATTGTGGCTATTGCTTCTTTCATTAGTGCAGGTGGCCTGACAACACTAGCGCCTAGTCTATTCTCCACTAGCTTGTTTGGGTCTGGTACTATAGGCGCTGCCTTAGCGGCTGCTGCTGTATCCTCTGTAGGTTTGTTAGCCCTACAAGCTCTGACGCCATCACCTTCAGCACCTTCAGAGACCTTTGCTGATAGGAGCAGACAGGATCGATCAGCATCTGCTGACGGCAATATAGTCCAGCCTGGTGGAATTATTCCCAGAGTGATTGGGACCTTCAAGATATTCCCTCCTCTGGTCTCATCTCCCCTGATCGACCTAGTAGATGACAATGAAGTTGTAGAGGCTGTGTACGCCCTTGCAGGCCCACACTCTATGACAGATGTACGCGTAGATGGATTTCCTGCTGATGACCTTGAAGAGCTTGATTACCAAGTTCGTGAAGGGTTCACAGACGACTTTGATCTGAACCTCGTAGAGCGTTACGGAGTTGTGGATAGCCCTCAAATTGAGCTATCCATGCATATTGTCGATGAAGAAGTCAAGCGCAGACTTAAGCATGTAGGTACTCCTACTGTTGATCTGCCTTTATGGCATGGTGTAATTGTACCTTCTCTGCCTGACGAGATTTGGTTGCAGCTATTAGCTCCTCAGGGATACTTCAATCAGATCGACGATGATGATCGTCCTACTGTGCCATTCAGGCTGAGAGTCAGGCAAGAAGGTGAATCTACATGGATTAACTTTCCTGAGATCCATCTCTGCCAGCGCATATCTTCGGCATTCCGTCGGATGATCAGACTGAAGTTTGTGGCTGACTCGAGTGAGGTTCCCTCAGAACCTACACCTCCGACAGTCTTCGGATGGAGAAATGCATATCGTGAAGTACCTCCCCAGACCAATAACAATCCCGGGGGTGCTCCATCTACGGGTGGATGGACTGCTGATGCTCACTTCGCTGATGGTGCGGGCTTTCAGGACACCGTCAATATCCATCTGACTGGTCAAGACGCTACCTACTACCTCTATGGTGCCACCTTTAGTGGGACCCGTCGGTGGGAAATTCAGATCATAAGAGGCAATACATATCTACGAGACTCATTTACTCCTTCTACGTATGTCTATAGCGGGTTAGGTTCCAACGTACATGACTTCTTCGGATACAAGGCATCTGATGGTTCTATTGCCGGTACAATTGCAGGTGACCCTGTAATTCCGCAGAGCACAGAAAACATTATCGCCTCGACAATCTTGCTCCGTTCGTCTGCTGTCTACAACACGTTACCAGTCGTGAGGCCTTCAGAGACTCAGGCTTGTGGGCTAGCTCTGTTGGCCATGAAGGGCCGTAACAAGAACTTTACCCGCGTGTCTGTACAGGCTGCAGGTTATGTGCCGGATTGGGATGGCACGGAGTGGGCCAATCTTGTTACCACCTCAAACCCTGCACCACACTTCCGGGACATATTGGTTGGGGAACTAAACTATGATCCAGTAGCCCCATCTGTGCTGGACGATGATAGTCTGCTGGAGTGGAGAGATATTTGTGAGGACAGAGACTTCACGTGCGACCTTATCTCTGAAGGAAGGTCTGTATCGGAGCTATTGAATATTCTGGCAGGCTGTGGTCGTGCTAAGCCTATGATGTCTGACCTGCTCGGGGTTGCTCTGGACATCAATAGGCAAGACCAAACACCGGTACAGCTATTCACACCTCGCAACTCCAACAGCTTTCGGTTTGACGTCCCGTTCACACGTGCACCAGACGCGTATATTGTCTCGTATCGAAATGCCGATGTAGGCTACGAAGAAGACCAGCTGATCGTATATAATTCTAACATAGGGTCTGAAACTGCTGATCGATTTGAGAGTGTAACCTTTGAAGGTATTGTCGATAGCAACAAAGTTGCTCGTCGAATGGAGTTTGATGCTGCGCAGTTGACTTATCGCCCAGCTATCTACGCCATTGATACAGACATCGAGTACCTAGTATGCCGCAGGGGGGACCTGGTTGGTCTTACCCATGATATCATTCAGGCCCGTGCAGGCTTTGCGCGTATTAAAGCCATTACGGAAAATGCAGGCAATACAGAGTCTATCACGGTAGACAATGAGATTCAGCTGTCCACTGGAACAGATATTTTTGGACTGTCTAACATCTTCACGGAGCCAAACATATTCGACGTGGGCGCTCCTATGGGAGTTGCTATTAGGCTTAGTGACGGCTCTATTATAACAAAGGTCTTGAGTTCTACAGGTCTTACTGACGTACTTGAGTTCGCTACTCCATTCACGACGCCCAGCGCCCTGGATGTTGACTGCTTGGTAGTTGTTGGAGACGTAGACTCTGAGTATGGTCGGTTTATCGTTAAGGAGATAGCGCCACAGCCTGATCTGACTGCGCGGTTGGTTTTGGTTGCCGAAGCTCCAGAACTCCACCCTGTGTACACCGAAGACTTTAGTGCAGCCTCACTTACGACTGGAGCACCCGAGAGTCAGCGGGCAGTGTTGCTACACTTCGACAACACTGATGCATCTACTTCGTTCCTCGATGAGGAAGGACACACGTTTACTGCTGCAGGCAATGCTCAGATTGATACTGCGCAGTCTAAGTTTGGTGGCTCAGCTGGTCTCTTTGATGGCAACGGTGATTGGATTTCAGCACCGGACAGTGCTGACTTCAACCTTGGGTCAGGTGACTGGACTATTGACTTCTGGTTCAACTGCAATGCAGCAGGGGGAACTACTGAAGCTATAGCAGGTCAGTGTGATGCCGCAGGCACTGCAGCTTCAACTTCATTTAGGATCCAGCGCAACTCATCCAACTTCATTAACGCGTTCGTGTGCGTTGGCACCAACTTCTTCACTGTAACGGGCACGACTCAGTTTACCTCAACACTCAATGCCGGATGGCATCATGTAGCATTTGTTCGTACAGGGGGCAATCTCAAGCTATTTATTGACGGTGTGCAGGAAGGCGGCAATACAGCAATCACAGGCACAGTCAACGATAGTGCGGAAGTGCTCCGTGTAGGCATGGACCATGCAGGCACTGCAGATCCATGGACTGGCTGGATTGATGAGTTCCGGATGACAGTCGGAACAGCTCTCTGGACTTCTAACTTCCTTGTGCCCACTAAGCCCTCAGGAGCTCCTACTGGTTGGACGGCTCGCTGGGCCACGTCTGGGGTAACCTATGACGTTCAGACAGCTGCTATTGCCGGGTCGGTGTCAGGTAAAGAACTCAAAGTCACTGCCTCACAAGATGCAAGACGTGTGCTTACGATTGACGAGCTGAGCAACGTGTACTCAGACGTTGAAGTCACCGTCTCCATGTACGTAGTAGGGCATGCAGCAGCTAACGGAGGCACCTCAGGTCCTGCGATTCGTGTAGCAGGCACACAAGGAGCTGAGACTGGATATGTGCTGCGTCTCATTACGGATAGTGGTGGCACGGGGGGCGCAGGTATCCAGATTATCGCCTACAATGGCGGTGCTAATGCTTCTTTCCCTGCATCACCTGTGCCCTTTACGTGGGCAGTAAACACTCGATACTGGCTTAAGCTGAGTGCTATTGGGTCCCACTTTAAGGCAAAGGTCTGGGAAGATGGCGATCCTGAGCCTGATAACTGGATGCTGGATGAAATCGATACGACTGTACCTGGGCCCGGCTATATAGGAATCAACAACTTCCCAGCCGCAAGTGACCCCGCGTTTGACTACATACAAGTTAAGATTCTAGAAGTTCTGAAGTAGGAGGCGAGGCACCTATGGCTGTTGATAGAAGAACACCGACGTTGGCTAATGATGGTCCTACCATGGATGGTGAGGACTATACTGATTTAGTCAATGAGGAAGTTGAAGCTCTGTGGGACAGAGCAGCTGTCTGGCTTGATAACGTCGCAGGCACTAACACGATCACTGCAACAGCTGATCCAACGGTGTTGGCTTATTCTCGCAACCAGCAGTATAACTTCCTTCCTGTGAACAACAACACAGGACCGACTACGATTGCTATTGATGGGCTTGCGGCAATATCTATACGGGATATTGATGGCGTTGCGCTGGCTGCAGATTCTCTCGTTGCAGGTCGAATGACTCGTCTGCAGCACGACGGCACCAACTTTCGTATCTTGAATCGTCCACCGGATACGGGTGTTGATGCCGTATCTGAAGTTGCAATACAATCATTCACTGCTACAGGTACCTACACCCCTAACGCGCGAATGATATTCTGCAAGGTACAGATCCAAGGCGCTGGTGGAGGTAGTGGAGGAGCGGATAGCAATGGCTCTGTTACAGTCAAAAGCGGTTGTGGTGGTGGTGGTGAGTATGCTGAAGGCTATTTTGATGCAGCTACTATAGGTGCCTCTCAGGCAGTAACAATAGGAACGGTAGGTACCGCTGGAAATACAAGCGGATCCAATGGAGGCAATGCAACCACAACTTCTTTGGGTTCATTGCTTACTGCTGCTGGTGGTCAGGGAGGTGAAGGTACAGGAAGCGGCTCATCTAGCCAGGCAACCCGTAATGGTGGAGCTGGAGGAACAGGAGGAACAGGAGGAACGTTGAGGATACCTGGCGGCCGAGGAGGTGATGCTTCTAGCTCAGGCAGTGGCACGCAGGTAATAGGCACCTCAGGAGACGGCTTCTTGGGGCATGGAGCGCCTGCATCCGGGGCTGGAGGTGCAAATTACGGGGCAGGCGGAGCTGGTGTGTCTACTTCTTCGAGTTCAGGGTTAGCAGGCAATGTTGGAGGTGCTGCCCTCGTTTACATAACGGAATACTTACGAGCTGCTTAGCACCGTACCATACATACATACAATACAACAAATAGGAGGCTGATCCAATTAACTAACTGGGTTATATAGCATTGGAGGCACAGAGTGACAACAGATACTGAGGGGCAGGCTGGCAATGTTGAAGACGGCCTACCTAGCAACAGATTAACTCGGGCAGAGATCCGAGAACTAAGAGACATGCTGGAGTCTGAACGTCGCATGAAGTGGCTTTGGTCTACTGGCCGCATCTGGGCTGCATGGTTTACGGGTACGATAATAGGGATATACAGCCTCTACGATACGGTCGAGAAGTTCTTGAAGCGTATTATGGGGCAGTGAACCAACAACACTGTGAGCAGCCACAGGGGTGTACTATGTTCATTTTTCGATTAGGACTACCAAAGCTAAACTTAAGCCCAAGAGTACGGAGACACTTGTTTCCTGCCGTGTTTGCGACCACCTTCGCAATTATAGTAGTGCCTGTAGGACTAAGTCGCCGAGCTCCTGTAGATTTCCAAGGCTTCAGATTGAAGGAAGCTACCGTGATGCAAGGCGAGAAGTTGGCCCTTGTATATGGATACAGAGTCAACAGGAATTGCCCTGGTGAGATATTTCTCTTCATGTACGACCAAACGGAGCTATTGCGCCGGTATGAAGGAGACCTAGCAGAGACTATCGATCCCCCTGAGGAAGGTGGACCAGATGTATTTGCAGGCATTACCAAGTACATTGGTGTGCCTCTACATGCAGCTCCTGGTACAGGGCAGTTGGAAGGCTACGTAATGTTCCGCTGCAACATTCTGCATGAATTGTGGCCTGTTACCATACGAGTTCCCAAACAGGAATTCACTATTATCAAGAAGCCTGAACCTGCACCTGATCCTATTGGATCGGATAAGCTCCGTGAGTTACTCCTTCCTTCTATACCGAAGGAAGTGGAGCAACCTCCCTTTAGGTCTCATCCTCTGCCTCCTGGTGGATGGAATGAAGTCCCATTGCCTCAACGTGCAAGGCGCTCAGTTCGTCAGGTCAGACGCAACAAGGCCAAGGTAGTAAGTAAGACGACCTTCTCTGCAGCCATCGTTGAACTGTCACCACAACCACAACCACAGCCGAACCCCAAGCAAGAGGAGTTGCCACGCTGGCTTAAGTGGGTGATCAATTAGCAAAGCAAAATAGGAGGTAGACTATGTCGGAAGAAGACAACAAGACTGGGGTGGAGCCAATTGAGGTTCCAGATCCGAAGCATCTAGTGGAGACTACGACCCCTTCAGGCGAAAGGGTAAAAGTTCCTGCTTCTGCTCACAAGGGTGATGAGCCTCCTAGGCGCCTGACTGCAGCTGACTTTGTCAGTGAAAATCGTACGCGAATCAACGAGCTGCACATTATCGAGGCATCTCGTGAGCTGAAGGTCGAGCCTGAAGTGCTTATGGCCTTCACGAAGGTTGAGGCACCTAAAGGGCCATTCCTACCTACAGGCCAGCCAACTATTCTGTTTGAGGCTCACGTGTTCTCCCGCAACACACGCCCCAAACACAAATACGATGAGACTCATCCAACGATATCCTCTCGGACGTGGAACAGGACTTTATACGGCAAGGGCGGCCTGAACCAGTACGCTCGTCTTGAGCGTGCAATGTTCCTGGATCAGCGAGCGGCCCTCATGGCATGCTCCTGGGGTTCATGGCAGGTGCTTGGTGAGAATTACGAGCAGCTTGGCTTCAATACCGTCGAAGAGATGGTGCACTATTGTGTAGCATCTGAAGTCAACCAGTTTGATGTGTTCCTTCGGTTCGTGAAGACCAAGAGGGGGCTGCTTCGCGCCTTACAAGACAAAGACTGGGATGAGATTGCTGCTCTCTATAATGGAGCACAAGCTCATGTTCATGACTATGCTGGAAGGTTCGAAGCGGAATATAACCGCCTCAAGTCTGATGAGCTGAGACGCGGATCGCAGGGGCCAAAAGTTGTGACCTTGCAGAAGCTTCTCAACAAGCATGGAGCCAATCCTCCGGTGAAGGTCGACGGCTGGTTTGGCGTGAGCACCGACGCTGCTGTAAGAGACTTGCAGGCCCGATGGGGGCTTGTCATCGACGGCGTTGTAGGAGCTCAAACGTATGAGCGTATGGCCTCTGAACGGATTCCTGACGAGTCCTATAGCACCTCTAAGCGCGTAGGGGGTGCAGTGCTAACTACAGGCATTGGCGTTAGCACAATCGCCGAAGGAGCTCGTCAGCTTGGCAAGACTGTGGAAGCTGCTAAGGAAGTCGCAACTCTTGAGCGGCTACGCGAGCTCCAGACTACAACTGAGGTCACCAAAGAAGTGGTCTCAACAGCTAAGGATGCTGCACAAAAGGTTGTTGGGGCTCAAGAAGGTGCGGCACTCACAATCATCATTGTCGGTGTGGTGATCTTGGGCATTGCAGGGTTCTTCGCCTGGACTAAATACTACGACAACAAAAAGAAACAGGGTGTGTGAGCCAATGTGGGATCTCATTCTGGGATTGTTGTCTTCTGGGTCGTCGATTCTCTATGGCCTGTTGGCCGCAGGTGCAGCTGTGATGGGGGCTCTGATATTAGGGCGCTCTCAGGGCAAACGAGAAGAGCGCGACCGCATCCGCATCGAATCATTGGAGGAGAAGTATGAGACCGTTGAAGCCCGCAGGCGTACTGAAGGGCATGTGCGCGGCTTATCTGATGCTGAGCTTGACAGGCTGCAGCTCCAATACGAGCTCGACGAGTCTGAACCTACTGGAGACGTGCGTAGGGTGGGAAGCGATTCGTCCGACCAGAGCCGATCGTCAGATCAGTCGTCGTCTAAAAGAGCAGATCGCGGCTCATAACCTTCATGGCACTACTAAAGGCTGTTGGGATACTAGGGGCAACCCAAAGCCATTGAGCTGAACCTTGCGTTAGCGAGGGGATGAGTGGTCTGGCGGTTCGGGTGCCTCCCCTCTCCCGCCAGACCATTTCCTAACCACTATTTGTTAAGAGTGGTTAGGCGCGCGGGAGCACACGAAGAATGGCTGCAGAGATCTGTTCCTGAGCATACTTGACGCCATGCTCATTGCAATAGATTTGTGCTCCCTGAGGTCCTACATACCATCCTTCATCTCGTAAAGCCTTCAAGGCTTCATTCATTGGCATGCTAGAGCGCTTGTGTGCCTTGCAGCCTTTCTCGTCGCACTTATACACCCGCTCCTGTGGTGTCTTTCCCACGCTGATGCCCATCAGTTGTGTTCCCTTTATATTGTTGATCATGTTGCGACTCATTAGGCAATGTCTTGCGATATTGAACCCAGCCGTGAAAGTTGCCCCACTGATGTTCGCGACGCTCAGCTGGATCGGGGGTCGCTTGATGTTCTCCTGGGCTGGCATGCAAAGGCACTTGCTTAAGCAGCCGAGCTGCAAGATCTCTGTCTTGCGCTAAGGTCGTAGCTTGATTGGTATCCAGAGTAAAGTAGGACAGGCGAGCACAGCGGGCTATTGATACATCCAGCAAGTCCTGAATGTGCACTGCTGTGCTGCGTTCATGTGCTGATATATAAGGCAGATGCCATTCGCCTTCCAACAGCTTGGTTGGAATGCTGTTGGAACGTGCGAACATAATTGCACGTGCTAACTCCTGCATAGAAGGCTCAGCATCAGGATGATCGCGCAAGGCAAGAAAGTTTGCCCATTTAGTCGAAGTCACCAAAACAGTGATATGGTTGTGGACGGTGACTGGCTCACTTATGATAAGGATCAACTACATGATCTAATCT